GCTCACCTGTTACGGCAGGACAGCTCCGCACCCGGACGCGGTATGCAACCCGTGTCAGCACAACCCAAACAGGCGGCTCGTTCCGCCTGCTCGGTGGGCTGTGTGGCGTGAATAATGACCTTGCGGCAATTACATCGGAAACTTAAGGAGGGTAAAAATGGATATGAGAAGATTGGAAGATTTAAAAGACAAGCTCATGCGCGAACTGGATTCCACGTCTGCAAAATCTCCGCTCACAATTGCTGATATACAGATGATTGATACGCTTTCACATTCAATCAAAAATATCTGTAAAATCATGGAGAATGACGGATATTCCGGCGGTGATTGGCGAGCGGAGGGGAGTTACAGAGACGGATACAGCGGAGCAAGGCACTATGTGAGAGGTCACTACAGCCATGCGCCGTATGAGGAAAGATCTTACCGCGACATGCTCGAAAACGAGTACAGTAATGCTAGAGACGACCGCGAACGAGAGACAATCAGAAGAATGCTTGACAGAATGTAAAAAGCAGGGAAAACCCTGCTTTTTGATTGACAAAATTCGCGCAATGCTTTATCCTAAATTTAAGGATTTTTATTTGGTGTGACACTTGATGTGACATAAATGGCTGTAACCGCTGAAAAATAGCCATTATGTTTCCCACTACGAATGCGAAGGTTAGGGGTTCGAGTCCCTTATGGCGCACCAAAGCAAAAACCTTGGAATTTAAACAATTCCAAGGTTTTTTCATAAAAAAGAGGTATAACTAAAGAAGCAACCAAACAGAAGCTATGTTTTAGTGAGGTGTAATGCATGATAATTCTAAATGAAAAAATTGACAAAACTGATTTACAGCACATTGAAAGTATCACGTTTTTTGATGATATGTACATGGTCAAAGCTGTTGTTGATATTTCGGAGAAATTGATTGCGGTTAACGCAGAACTTCACGCAGATTTAGAACAATTGCTTTTGGAAAACGGCTCTGCCCAATCAAGTTTGTACGGAATCAATATTTATTACGATACAGGAGAAATCGAGTTCGATTCTCTCATCAATCCTCCGAGAAACAGGGAGGCTGGATACCCACGGGTAGGCAGGTATGTTGCAGACCCGGCAGCAAGGGAAAAAATTGAGGAGGTAGTTCGAAAATGGATACAACTATAAGTCTCTTTACGATGCCAATTGGTGTTCAGATTTCAAATGTTGGCAGTGAAGTACATCGTGCGCTTCGGTGGCGCAAAGCAGGAAACCGCCAGCGTGAGATTGCTTTTTGCGAAAAAGCAATTGAGTTTTTAAACGTTATGAAGCAAGATCCTAAAAATAAGCGCCGAATCGGAGAACTTGACGCTTGCATTGAAGAATTAAAAGATTTTTTCCTGGGAGATAATGAATATCATACAACGGAAGAATCGCTGATCCGGTATTACGATGCATTTCTTTATCAAGCAGGTTAACAGGTTTTCCCTATAATGAGAGCAAGACGCAAAGGGGTAAGCAGACAGACGGAAAGAAAGGAAAAAAGATGGAGAAAAGTTTCAAAATGACAAAGGCCTTAGTATCCGTGCCGGCAGCGATGCTGGTGCTGATCTGCGCTATGGTGCTGATGACCGACACGGCCGCTGCGGCGACGAAATATCAGGTTGCAAGTCCGTTCATGCTTCAAGGAGTGTATCGGGCGGATTACGGACAAGATGGAAATGAACGTGTGGCTTTAGCAGGTGGGTATTACTGGACAGAATGGGGCGGAAATCCGGCTGCGAGCAAGCTCTATTATTCCAAAACCGAAGACGGAGCGGGCACACTGATCGGTAAAACGGCAAACACCGATAGTTTGATCCGCAACCTTGACGCACGCATTTTAACCAACGGCTCTAAAGTTTATTACACAGTGGAAAGCAGAAAAAGCGGAACTTCGCAAGCAGGCAGCAAGACCGGTATCTACTGCGGCAGCGTCAATGGCAGCAAAGCAAAGCCGGTCAAAACGATCAGTCAAAAAGCAGGTAATGGGAAGATCGAACTGGTCAATATCTACGGCGGCAAGCTGTATTACAGAGTGAATTATTCTGTTTATGGTGATTACTCCCGCAGAACACCGCTTTACAGCATGGATCTGAAAACGAAAAAAGTGAAGAAAGTATCCGGCGATTTCGACTCATCATGCTACTACAACTCCGGCGGCACGCGTTATC